ACTCGTTGTTGTCTGAAATACTAGTTGTTCGTTACCATTTGCATCTGCTATAAAACCTGCATCAGCAAATTTAGGTGAAGTAAGTACAGGACTTGTAAGTGTTTTATTTGTAAGAGTTGTTGTATGAGCATCAAATGTAAACTGATCACCGCCCGTCAACAATGGAAGTGTAACAATTCTATCTGCTGCTAATTCTAAAGGAGCAAATACGTATTGATGATTAGAAGATGTATCTTGTATCTGAGGTGTTGTAAGTACTGCAGAAATAAGACTCTGTGAAGCACCGGCCATCTGGACAGTACCAGTGGCATCAGGAAATGTAATAGTTCTATCAGCTGTTGGATTCGTAAATGTAAGAGTTGTTTCGAAATCGTCTGCAACTGCACCTTCAGCAACAATAGCATTGTCGCCAAATGCCATATTAGTTGTTTGCTGAATACTATCACCACCTAGAATTTTATAGATTTCAGTAAAGTTAGCATTGGTCTTCGTTGCTGAGGCGCGTAGTGTATCGCCTGAGTTATCGTTTGCTAACGTTCCAGTATTTATTGTTTGTCTTGCCATTACTTTAACCTATGATTTGTATCTATTTATACGCTTTTTCTATGCTGAATCTGTATAATAAGCAAACTCATCCGCATCAATTGTAATTTTAGTGTTATCGGATCTAGCAGTACCAAGTCCGAATGGTGATGCATCTGAATCTTCGTCCATTGTCTGGCTGTTAATACGTACAGCATCAACAACACTTTTGAATGTATTGTCAAGATAACCAATGGATCCAAATACGTCTTGTGCAAATATACCATAATCTGAGTCAGCGATTGTTCCAGCACCTGCAGTAACCAATCCTCTATCAACTGTGATAGATGCTGATGCAGTAACCAGTCCGAAGTCTTGGATATTGATGTATGGTAGGAATACATCTGGATTGTGACCAGCTGAATCTGTAAAGTCTCCAACAGTTGTTCTTGCGAAATCGACTCTGAAAGAACCAGCGTAAGTTGTGCCATCTGAATCGTATGGTTTCTTCGTAGTACCAACAAGACCTGTAATCTCTTGAATCGCGAATGGTGCAGCACTTGCAAGTCCTACGAACTGTGCATCTGGTGCAGCTTCAGGAACACTGATTGGCATAAGATCAAAACTAAGATCAGCATTAATTGAGGTTATTTGAATCTCTGAACCTACAAACATTCCACCTGGATGGGCGAAGAGTTTATACAGTTCTAACCACTCATTTTGAGCAATACCTAATTTAATAAGTATTCCCCAGAACTGAAATATTGTAGGATCAGTAATTTTTAGTCCTGTTTCTGGACCAATCTTATCGCCAACTTTATATACTAAATCTTTACCGTATATTATTTCAGGAGTTTCGTTGAAAAACATTTTAAAGAATCGTTCAATACCAAACTTAGTACCTTTAGAACGATAGAAGTTATTTGAGAGTTCCGCACCAGTTCTATTATCAAGAATGCCTTCAATATAGTTTTGACCTAGTAATAGTTCATCTTCTATAAAGGAAAGATTTGCCTTTGCGGTTTGTGAAATGTCTCGAAGAGTTGGAAGTGTTTTTAATTGTTGACCAAAGTTACCGTCAGCATCTAAGTCTTTATAATACTCTTCAAGCAGTTTAATGAATTTAGGATTTGATTCTCTAAAATATTCTGGCAACGCTTCTGCAACTAGATTTCCTGTAAAATCTAATTCGCGTCTTCCTATATCTGAAAGGGTTTTATCTAAATTCAAAGCCATTCTTAGTTGTCCGCATCAGTAGAAACTGCATTAATAGTAGATAGTCCTGCATCAAATTTAAGAATATAATTAAGAGTTGGTGTAATAGCACTTTGATTTGCAGGTAATGCAGATATTTTAACATTTGATGTACCACCAAGTAAACCAGTAGGTCTAAATGATACAATTGAAATAGTAGAGTTTGTAGTATTAAATGATCCAATATTATCTACGATCACCGTGCCGGTTCCTGACTGAACAACTTGAAGTTTAGTAGTTGCTACATTAGCATATTGCTCATTTAGAATTCGACATGGTTTACCGTCTACAAGAAACGTAGTAGATTTTACAATAAAATCAGCATCACTTGGTTCGGCTTTTGCTGTAGGTAATGCAATCAATGCTGGCATAACCAGAGTAAATTTATTTGAAACATTGATAACAGGAACGATAGCTTGCTGCATACGGACTGTTGCTCTACTTGAAAGAACAGCAGGACTTACATCATCAATCAGTGTTAATAGATTTGATCGTCTAAATGATTTGCCAAATCCACCGATTGTTGTTGCAAAATAGTTAGCAATTACTGTTTGCACATTTGTTTTAATAGTATTAGTAGATAGCGGAGTAAGATCTGGATTTATTTGAAAGAACACATCTGTTTCTATATTAACATCTATTGGATCTGCAAACTCTACGTTAAATGATATCACCGCAAGTTGTTTAACTAAATTCTCAATAGCAGTTTTAGTTGCAGTTTGAGTAGCAACAGTCACGTCAGCTTCAAAATCGATTGACGAAAATACCGTACCAAACTTAGGTTCTGGATTATCTTGTCCACCCCATGATATAATATCATTAATCAGTGTTGAGAAGTTCCGTAGAATAATAGCAGTATAATCTTCGGGTGTAACCATTCTATTCTGAGATGCATATTGAAATGGTGCATTACGTCGAATAGATTCGATTGATTCTTTTACATCTCCACCAATTGCAGCAGCAGTTGTTGTAACAGTTAAAGTTCTTGCAATGCCATTTACTGGTAGTGTTGATACAGCAGTAAATGCTTTTGCTGTATTAGCTAGTGCACCTTTAGTTGAAAGATAGTCAACAGTAATTGCATTACCAGCTTCAGGACTTAATCCTAGAATTCCGTTTCCACCAAATGATAATTGAAATAAACCATTTGGAGCTTCTTTTAAAATGAAAATAGTAGATGTAGCAGAGATAGTTGTAGCGGCTGTAATATTTGTATATGTTGCAAAGACACTACTTGCCAATGATTCAAACACTTTTACGATTGTAGTGTCAGCATCTATTGTTGCATCAGGAACTATGTAAACATCAGTATCACTAAATTCTCCAACTAAAAATGTTTTAGTTCTACGTGTACCTTCAAATATTGGAATAGCTACAGATTCATTAGCAGTTTTAAATACGTAATTCCCAGAAGTATCATCTGTTGCAGTAAACTTTTCAGTAGTTTGAAATGTGTATGTTATATCATCAACGCTTGAAGTAAATTGACTAAAAGCTGGAAGATCTATAGTAGAAGGTCTATCAACCACAGCCGATAGATTAACAGAAACTCCAATAGTTCCTTTTGCAGATGTCATTGTATCTGGTACATAGCCGATGCCAGTCGCGAGTGATACTACGCTTGATCTAAGTTGTGCTGTACCAAGGAATGATTCATTCAATGCAAAGTTAGTTGTTAATCCATTGATGTGTGTATTGTATGCAAGTACGTCCAGGATATTATTTAAACCAGAAGCCTCAAAGTTATAATCTGCAAACTCCGTAGTATTAGCCAAAAAGTTTTTCAAATTCGATTTTATATTTGCAAAATCTAATGCTGTTGATTTAATTGTTGTTGCCATATTACCTTAACCTTTGTAGCACTGTAGAAAATATTACTGTTTCTTCTGTGTTTATTACCCGAAATTCTATTGTGACTGAGACAGAGTTTCTATCAGGCTTTGAATTTGCAAAAACATTTACTATTTCTGCTCTTGGTTCAAATGTATCAATAGCACTAATAATACGCTGTTCTATATCGTCTTCTGCATCTTCATCAGCAAGATCAAATAACAAGTCTCTGATATTACCACCAAATAAAGGACTAAATGGCTTTTCATAAAAATTAGTTAATATTAAATTTTTAACTGCCTGTTTAACAGCAGCTGCATCTGTCTTCTTAAATATTTCACCGCTTGCTTTAACCGCTAAAGTTAAATCAATGTCACTATATTTCTTAGATCTACTAGAAATAAATGAGGAACTTAAATTTCCATCTTCTGTTGAAAGTTTTGTGGCCATTGATCTCTCTTACATTTAACCTTATTTATAACAGTTTATGCGGAAGTAATACCAAATGCTGAAGAAAACCATTCATCAGAATTCCATACTATCTTTTCACCGGTTTTAGAACCTATCATATCTAGGTGCATT